TTCAAGATTGATAGAACCTTAGACAATTCTTCCCCACATCCACTGAACAAAGAGTCCAGGGGAACATTAGTGTTCAAAGGTGAGGGAGTATAAAAATCAATTTCATACTCCAAGTACATTTCACCCATCACTTGACTTCCCATTGCACCAAAATCAGGATATCCATAATAGATACCCTGGATGCATTGCCTAAAAGCCTCCGTTATAGAGGAACCTGCATCATACGTAGTATACCACGTACGAGAGCCACCATAAGTGAACTCCAAACATGCATGTCCGATCCTATAGGGGACGACAATACATTGGTCATAAGATTGGATATTACCGAAGTTTTCGGTGATACCCTGTGATGCGTTATACGTACCAGAATCATTTGAGTAGGCTAATGAAAATGAACCTACTTGGGTGGATCCAACCCTTGTGATATAATGTGCTCTAACCTTCCTAAAGGCATAGCGTGTATAGAGAGCTGAAAGCCAGCCAACTCTATCGTTGAGTGCTCCAGGATTCAAAAGTGCAGAATTTGATGAATTTACGCTACCAACATAGCCAGACGAAGTGCCTAATAAAAGACCATTCGTCACGGCATTTGTTGCAACGCCAAGCCATTGCTGCATTCCCACACACCTTATGGCATTGCCATATTCTGAGTGGAAGAGTCCTTTCCCAGAGATGTCAAATCTCATGGGGTTCTTCAACGTTACATCATATGATGCTGCAGTACTAGACTGAGTCATCATGGGTTCTCTTAAGCCAGAAATAATAGTTGTATCTGTTCTATTAATTCTCTTTGCTTTACGTTTCTTCGCGGATTTTGAAATCTTATTGTTTTTTGATTTCATGAAACAACAAAACCTCAATGAGGCCCGCGGTAATCCACGGATTACAAAAACAAGTCCGGGGGTTCGATTCCTTCAAACCCTACTTCGGATCGTGCAAGTTCCACATAATCAATCACATGCCTATGATTGACCTGCTTCTCCTTTACATTTATGATCGGTCTTACAAATTCACAGAGGTCTTTCTCCTTCGGTATAATACCGTGCCTTATTTTAGAAATAAAGCGAAAGAGTTGTGATTTGTGCTTAGGAACATAGAAATAAGTCCCCCACGTCACAGGCTTGCCTGCCCGAGATATCCAATCATCTCGAGCAATCATCCTGGTACGAGCAGAAGACTTATAACCATTCTCAATACTGAGTTGGGAATCATTTTTCTCCTCAGTCCTAAGCCGTTTACGAAGAGTAATTTTTTTTACCTTCTCCCGAACCTGTCGGAATATTAAACGTTTATCATAAATAGCAGTAAAGGCAGGTTTTAATCCCATTTTCCATCTGCGCTCACAGTCATAGGCCACACGCCTCTGACTCATTGTGAATTTTACCTTGATCCCGGGCTGGCGTTTTGCGCCCAAACCACCAAGGTCACGATGAATAAAGAGATTCAATAAACCTCCCCTAGTCTCGCTGGCAATTGCCCCGCGATTCATAGAGAGGAATAATGAAAACATTCTCTTCCTCAAATTCGTGTTACGCAGATCTATGACCATGTCGAGATTGCCCACCAAGGGCATATTTCGATCTTGTTTCATACAGAGATTCACATATGGTATTTCTATCTTAACAACGCTAAGATCTTTTTTTCTGACATAGAAAGGTTGCGAATTAATCACAGCCAATCTCTCAGATTCATAAGTCTTACCCACGGAAAGTGTGAAGTTATAAGTCCCGGTCCTAGACCGCCACTTGTCTCCCACCTTTCTTGGACAGTAAGTTAAGAAATCATCACCATTAACTAAACATGGTGCATATTCTTTCTTAATTACTCCGTTACCATAGTTTACCATAACAGTCTTCCCTTCACAAACATCCTCCCAGAGACTCAGATTGAGTATACATAAAACCGGAAACGATTTTATATCACCCATGAGTTGACCGAAGGTTTGTGTGAAGTCTAGACTATGTTGTTCATCACGAATCTCTCTACCTGACCATAGTTTTGATCTTAATTCTGATACGAGTGCAAAAGTACCGTTAGTCCGATTTATGGCTTCTTGAAACCAAACATTAATGTTAATCCAGTTCGACTTTGTACTGCGGGGTCCATCGATAGGTAAATATTCTAATATTTTACCCATCGCACCCCACAGTCCCATAAGAGCTTTATTATCAAAGTGTAGAGGAACTTTAAAATCGGGCAACAGACCATTCTTAAAACACAAATTGTCGATAAGACAAGATGTACTAGGAGATATGTTGTCTGTTGCAGCATCATAGTCACCGGAAATGAAGACTAAATCTTCCTTTCGGTAACCAAGGCCGGTCCAATAATTTAGAGACCTGAAAATCAGGTTTTCTATATCACTGGTTTGAACCATCCTTCCAAAAAGAAGGTTAGGATTCTCTTTCATTGAAGATGCAATTACATTCTGAAAAGGTTTTCCTGCAGCAAACTCCCAAGCGGGAGATGTTGTAATAGAACGAACTTTTAAGGGTTCGGGTAGATAATTCACTCTACCAGAAAACGCTTTACAGGGTAACATCGCATATGTAAAGTAAGGCGAAGGTGCCATACCATCATATGTTTGATCAAGAACCATCTTTAATGAAACCTTCGGAACATTTTCACAATGTTTGTCGTGAAGATAACCGAATTGGCCTAATGAATGCTTTTCAGTACATTTATTTGCACTAAGGTACGAAACAGTCTCTCCCAAGAAGTTATTAAAACTACAAGGTTGTAGCCTTTTTATAACTGAAGAAACTATCCCTTCATCAACCGATAAAGGGATATCCTTCCTTTGTAAGGCAGCAGCATATTTCATTGCTGCCTCTTCTATGAAAGATTTTGGGACTGTAATCGAACCTTTTCGTAAGTGATTAAGACTCATTGAAAAGAAAAGGGATTTCCTACCCCCCTTTGAAAGTCGCCTCTTTAATTAAGAGCGTACTTTCTGGAAGTAGGAAACCAGGAACTAGCACCACTTGGCTTACTGGGTAATTCATTACCACAGGATAGTGAGCTTGCACAACAATAATAATATTTAATTATTTTAGTTGTCATGATCTCGTTACTACCCTTACACAGTAACATATTTGAGATTGTAGATCTCATTGTTGAAAAACAATGATAATACAACCTCTTATATGTCTGTCTGAGTAACCAAGCGAAGTTGAACAAGTACACACAACTCTGACGTATCTCATACGCAGAGAAATGTTTTAGCACCTCGATAGATTCGAGGTCTTTTTGGATGTAATCCAAGCAGATCTCCCAATTTTGGGAGGAAGCTAAGACGCAATCGACATAAGACAAGAAATCTCTCTTGTCCTTATCGGTCACGTGGCGCGTGCGGAAACAAACGCTCTCGCCATTTGGCATTGACAAATTAGTTCTCAA